AGGAGGCCCACACACAGCGTCTGCTGGGATGATCGGCGAGACATTAGATTCAACCTTCGATTTCTCTAGTATCTATGACCCAGAAAGTGGCCGTGAGGGAGCCTTTGATTTCGACCCAACGGAAGGATTTGCTATCGAATTCTGGATGAAGAAGACTGCTAATGCAACAGCCCCTTTGGATATGATATTTGATTGTTGGAATGGAGAGGCGGACCCTGCAACCAATGGTAGAATTCAAGTCTATGTTGATGCTGCCCTAAATGATTTGTCTTTGGACTATGTATCTGGATCTACACTTATATCGATGGATATTACATCGTCTGTTACTTCAGCAGATTGGAACCATTTTGCAATATCACTAAAATCAGATACATCTGGAACTGAAATGAATGTCTTTAAGAATGGTGTATTCGAAAAGACAGAATCTGACTCTTCTCAAGTTGGTAGAATTAGGGGCATCTCTTCGGGAATAAATGCTGCAATTGGAACACTATCTGGACCTTTCGCAATATATACAACAGGAGATGGCCTATCTCAAATATCTCTTGATGAGTTCAGGTTTTGGAAAAAAGCAAGAACACCAGAACAGGTATATAACAATTGGTTCCAACCGTTAGGCGGCGGAACAAATAAAAATGATGCTAATCTTGACTTGGGATTATATTATAAGTTTAACGAGGGTATAACCACCGATACATCCATTGATAGCTATGCGCTAGACTACTCTGGTAGAATGAACAATGGATCGATTGTAGGCTATGTGAGTAGCCTTAGAAGTACATCTTCTGCTATCACGGAAGCTCTTGGTGAATTAGAATGGAAGGATCCTATAGTCTACTCATCTCACCCCGATGTTGTTTCCAAGAAAGCTGAGATGGTTGCCTCCGGATCTTTGTCGGATATTTCGAACACTTCAATGCTCTATAGGTTTATGCCTTCATGGATGCAGGAGAGTGACGAACAGTCGGGCGGTCAGATGAAGAACCTTTGTCAAGTAATGGCTAGCCAACTTGATACAGTATGGCACCAAATAGACTTCCTAGATAAGATTCACGATAAGAGATACATTGGAGAAGGTGAGAAGCCTTTGCCTTTCGCGAAACAGATCTTGGAGAACGAAGGCTTCTTTATTCCAAACTTATTCTCTAACGCTTCAATTTTGGAGAATTTACGAGGAAAAGCAGACTCAGAGATGTTTGCTGAAGCTGTAGAGGATGTTAGGAATACAATATATCAGAACATTTATAATAACATAAACTCAATCTACAAGACCAAGGGAACTGAAAAGTCTTTCAGAAACCTCTTTAACTCCATAGGTATAGGGCAGAATGTCGTAAAGCTTAACAAATACGCTGACGACTCTACTTTCGTACTAAGGGACAACTACGAACTCAAGTCATTTGAGAAGAGATTTTTGGATTTCAATGCAGAAGGCAACAGAACTGGAACGATTTATAGCACATCAAGTGCTGGGAATATCTATATCCCCGGAGATACAAACTATCTAGGATCAATGACTTATGAAGCGGAGATCATTCTACCTGAGAAGCCTGATTCATCAAGGCCCGGATACAATCCTTTTGGGCAACTATCTGCATCAGTATATGGCTTCCATTCAGGACAGACCTACACGACTCCTAGTCCGGACTATGGTCTAACAGCTTACGTTGTCCATGAACGCCTTGATTCCTCTCTATTGCCCGGAGAGAAGCCACGAGCAAAGTTCGTCCTAACGGGATCATCAATCAATATTGAATCTGACTGGTTTATCGGACAATACAATACTAATAAATGGAACCTAGCAATCAGACTGAAACATGAGAACTATCCTAGATCTAATGTGTCCGGTAACGTAGTAGCTAATTACTTTGTTGAGTTCAGCGGAGTGGAGGCAGAGGGGAATAACAAAAAGAACTCTTTCTACATATCATCATCCATCTCAGCTGCAACATTTACATCAGACAAGGTATTTTATGCAGGAGCCAATAGAACAAATGTTGTTGGGTCTGTACTGTACGAATCTGATGTTAAACTTGGCTCTGTTCGCTATTGGCATAGTTATCTATCTGATGACGCAATCGATAGACATGCTTATGATCCATCTTCATTCGGAGCCAATAATCCCCAAGAAAATGACCTAGTAGATACCTATGCGATAGAAACTCCAAGAGAGAAAACACTGTCCTTCCATTGGGCATTTGATACAATAACTGGATCTGCTGTTGGTGGTGACTTTGAAGTAACTGATGTTTCTTCTGGGTCTGCGACAAGTGATTATGGGTCGTTATCCGATACTATTCAAAGAAGCTTGCCTGCACATGCAATAAACTTCAGCACATCTTCTACGACAGTGTTCAGTGATGAGTTTCTCTTCTCTGCGATAAAAAGAAGACCGTCCGATTTGATGTCCTCAGATTTGGTCACCATAAAGAATGACGAAACTCGTAACTTCTTTGTTGACGATGATGTATCCGACAACTTCTATTCATTTGAGAAATCGATGTACGCATCCATCTCCGATGAGATGATGAAAATGTTCTCAACTGCTTTGGATTTCAACAACCTAATTGGCCAACCAAATCAGAAATATCACCACAAATACAACATGCTTGACTTCCTCAGAGATAGATTCTTTGATGATGTTGAAAACGACCCTGATATAGAGAAGTTCACTTCATTTTATAAGTGGATTGACGATTCAATATCGGTTGCTCTAAATCAACTTGTGCCTGCAGGAACCAGATTCTCTGGTAAGATCGATAACGTAATCGAAAGCCATGTTCTAGAGCGAAGCAAATACGTACACCAGTTTCCAATTATGACTACCTATGAATCTACAGAAGGTTCTATCAAGGGAATTTCAGAAATGAAATATGATTGGGAACATGGCCATGCTCCCCTAACAAACATTGACGAAGAGCAAAACAACGTTCTATGGCAACAAGACAGAAAGGTCAAGGCTGGCTTACGAGAAGAACTGCGAGTATCTAGGAATAACCATTCAATACAATCGTCAGGATTACTCAGGAAAGAAATTGGAGGAGCTACAAGAATAAGTGATACATATGCGAACAGAAGGTTTGCAAAGATATATGATGTAGCGATAGTATCACAATCCTCACTACATGCAGGGATAAACTTCTCCAGAGAGAAGAATCTAAGCTTATTCCATGAATCAGTAGCCCCAGCAGGAGTTACCACTGGACCAGATAACATCATCACCATCGGTGTCGGTTCTGGAGATGGTATAAATAGAGGCGTCAGAAATGACGACATCACTGGAAAGAGAATATTCTCAGCTACAGCAAAGATAGAATCCAGAGCATCGGAAGAATATGGATATGAAGTAAAATCAGATTCCGTTCTCCCTATGAATCTTGTATCTGGAACTGTACACTCTGGATATAACAATGAAGTTATGTCTTTCTTTGCGTCAGATGTTATAGTCTCTAACCTTCATCATGATTCATACGGAAGAAATAACGAAGCAGGTATTCAAGGGCCATTCACCAATTCACACGTTGGCGGCTTGCAATATCGACATATTGATATAAATACATATGATTCAACGAAAACGGTAGATGTGGTAACTCGGACTGGTGAATCATATTCAGTAGGTAGTATTGACGTTCTAAATCTAGGAACTCTTCCGTATGGGACAACCGTGACTGTTGTTGACGCTGATGGTACATCGGTTACTGCTCTGTATAGCGGAATCTATGATTTGTATGATGCAGAGTGGACAAATGTTGCGGAGCTCAAGCTTATTTTAGAAGATAAGATGAATCTTAGTATAGTTCAGACTGTTGATAAATTAGACCTAACTCAAGACACAATTGGTTCATCTTTTAATACCACTATCACAACTACCAATGCTGGTATAACAGTTGTAGGATTCTCTGGTGGAGTAGTAGGTAGCCTCTCAACAACTGCTGTTAACCTCGATGGTCCATCCAACCGACCTGAGGGTTGGAAGATTGTTTTCGGAGAAGACTTGCCGGGCGGAGATACCGACGGAGCTATGGGTTTTGTAGGGCCAGATTATGATGCGTCATATCCTGATCTTGATCTACCTAGGGCCTTTCGATATCGCGAAGAAACTGCGAAGAGACCAGTTAACATTAGGAACATCAAAACATCAACCACTTCTCAAAAAGTAGGAAACTACTCAAATGCTATCCAACTATTCTCGGTAGCGCCAGAGCATCAAAAGACTTGGGCGATTGAAGCAAATGAAGACCCAAGCGTTGATATCTTGCCTCCTGTTACTGCAGGATCTCTACCTGAGACAACTCATTATCAGACTTTGATTTCTAGAGGACCTTTGCATGCTGGGAACGTTTTCGGACAGATGAATAATAATCGCCAGATAGATTCCTCGCTCACTGAGATTCAATCATTAGCGTTGAACTCTGCCGATACTACTGAGAATTTTAGAATGGCTTCTTCAACCTCAATAACGGGATACTCCGGTTATGCAACAGGAAACAAGTCACTTTCTTTCTGGGTTAATCTAGATAACGAGACACAGACCGGTAGGTATGTGATTAGAGCTCTTGATGCAGGGGCTAATGAATCTTTTTCTCTACTTTTCTCATCATCAAGTCGTTTATATTACCGAGTCACCGGAGCCGGCGGCACTAGAACTTGGTATTGGAACATATCATACGCTTTTTACGCCAATGCTTGGAATCATATTGTAATAAGTTGGGATGGAAATACGTCAAATGCCCCAACACTATTTAGCAATGGTGGTTCTGGGATAGCCGCAACCGCCCTATCTGGGCCAACTGGTATTACAACTATTTATGCACCATCCAAAATCTATCTCTTAGATGACGGAGCCACTAGTCATGCTAACTATGAACTACAGGGTTCTCTGCAGAACTTTGGAATATATTCAACACTCTTAGATCAAGCAGCTGCTATTTCTATATATAATGGCGGCATATCCTTAGACACCCCGGTTCAAACATCAGACTTGTACGATTTTTGGAAATTAGGAAACGGTAACGGTGCCCTAGAAATAGGAACTCCAGTCTCCGTTGGTACAATATTTTCTTCCTCATTCGGAGGTACAAACGCTTTAACTTCATCCGGAGGCGTTGCTATTGTAGCCGGTAACACCACACCAACCAGATGGAACACTCCGTATCTTGTAGATATAACTTACGACAACGTTATAGCAACACCAAGAACCGATCTTACTGGATCCCAAAGAAACATAAACACAAGATTTTCTTCTCCCGGTGGCCCAGAAGTTCAGACATTGAGCTTTCTAGACTGTTGGTCACAGACTTATGCAGCGAACAATGCCCTACCTTTCAGGAATATGACCATCTTAGCAGATAGTGGTGAAGTCGGAACAATCAGGATAAATGACCACTTGGGACATAGAAGAGGATTGAGGACCTTACGAACCTTACATCAGGGCAGATTTGGAATCGATGCAACATATGGATCAACAGTCGAAGCTACATACTCAACCAATGGATCGTTTAATAAACAACATAGAAACTCGGCCACTAAATATGTTTGGAATGGAGAGACAGATATAACTGCGTCTTTGTTGGAAGCCGAACTAATTACTAACAACACTTACGACAATGCTCACATTAACTCTATGATACCTAGTAGTGAATTTCAGTATTCTTGGATCCGATCAGGCCTTACAGGCTCTGGGGGAGCTAATTTATTGGATGAACAAATAATCTTGGGATATTCCCCAGTGGAAGGTAAAGTATCATCTTCTGTAGGGATGGTTGATGCGATTGTTTTCCAAAGTGGATCTACTATCTTTGGGAGTTAATAATGCCGACATTTGTTGATTATGCTGGAATGAACACACTAATAAGTTCATTTTACGATGACGCTCACATAATCAGGTCTGAGACTAACTCTTATGCACCCGCAGGAACCATACCGACAGGTGATATACTTGTAGCTATCAACATTCATATGAATGGGCCTTATGGATATTCTAGTTGGAGACAGCTTCGAGTATCAGAGAATCCAATGAGCAGGGGCCACAAGAAGATTAATAAACTTACGTTCGTAACCGAGGGTCCCGTTAGAACAATGGGTGAAGGAACTAGTAACATCGTAGTAACTAGAGATAGATATTCTGCACTATACAAGTTCACAGAGCCAGTTGTAGTTCAAAAATCACACCCTATTATATGGAATGTTGGAAGGCACTTCAAAGACGAAGACGGCAATGTGGATTACGAAAACCCTGAGAGGTTTTCAATTATATCATCATATGGAAATAGGCAACTTGGCTTTGCTAACGAAAAGACAGATTTCCTTCTACGGTTTAAGTTTAACGAAGAACAGACTGAATACAATGAAATATCCAAGATGTATTTAGAGAATGGATTGAACAGACAAGATTCTCCATTGACTCACTGGGAGTTCTTACAGTACAGAGAGACGATCTTTCCAAAGTCTGTAAGACAATACGTCAGTGAAGTTAGGGATCGCCCTCAATTCAAGTCCTTCTATCGTCATATTCAAGCAAAGCGAATAGAGAATATCCCTACGAGTAGCTATGGCTTCACTCCAAAAATTGGTTCAACACATGAGCTATCTCAATCAACGTGGCCATTAGATGAAGCAAACAACTTTCTAACAAGGACATTTAGTTTTCCAGTAGATTCAATCAAATGGGCAACTGGTGGTGCGATTGGAGCAAATGATCTAGAGAGGCGTGGAGAGGGAGTATTAATGAATACTTTAACTCAGTTCGCATTCAGTATGCCTACATGGTCTGGATGGATTGCAGATGTTGATCCCGCAGTTGTTGCCCTTGGTACGTTAGCCTCTGATGGCCAGTTGTCGCCATCCCCACTGTATTCTAGAAGAACTACTGTAGCGGCTAGTGCGTCATTCTCCAACCCTTCTGGTATTGAAGTTGTAGAGACTGGTGACTCTCAGTTCGCCGGTGGAGCCTTGTGGGAAGCCGGAGCAACAAGAGAAGTGAAGGATAAGACAGGGGCATACGTCTCGTCTCCAAAATTACCATTTTATGATAGCTATTCTGACTATGCACTAGAAGTAAAGAATCTAGGTAAAAATTATACAGTAATTCCGGAATACAGAATGAGCTCTCAAGTTAGAGATCTCATGGAAACAAGCGGAAAGATCGAAATAGATCAGTTTGAAGTTTCTGGTGGTATAGCCGGATCTGAAGATTCATCGACATCAGAGTTTTATAACATCTATTCCAATACTGACTTCTTAAAGCAATTCGAGATAATCAATGATGATCATAAAGATTTCACAAATGGAAAGGTGCTATCACTAAGGTGTAAGGCAATTAAAAAGCTTCTACCTTATGAAGGGTTTTATCCTTGTCAAAGAACTGCCCAACTCACACAAGAGTTCTATAATAGCTACGGAGATAACATAGCAGTACAGAACGCTCTTGGAACCCAGTTGAGTAGTCATAATTTAGCTAGACAGTTCATAATGGCTCCACTCTTCGCTCCGGGTATCTTATTTAATACAATCAAATCTGGCGTTGCCGTTGATTACCCAATTCTATCATCATCATTCACGCCAGTTCTAAGAGGAGCAGATTTTTATATAGAAAATGAGTTCGATAGAAGAATACCATTTGAAGCTTTGATAGAACCAGAAAATTACCTATCTAAAGATTCCGTGGTATTAAATGAACCTCACCCTTATGCTTCTTTATCTGCATCTGCCGTGTGGACGGGAGAAGGCGATCGTTCATATTCAAAGATGATGAATAACTTTCTAGCCTCATCAATAGAATTCTTCCTAGAGGATGGTAATCTTACCTCCCTAACTTCAAAGAGACAAAAGGATATGAAATTTCATTCCGGTTCAGTGTATGGTATGAGAGTATTGATGCGTAGATCAATGAAAAAAGGTGCAAGAAAGATTGTCCACCATGACTCGAAACAAGATCAACCGTATTACACTCCGCAAGATATCATATACTCAGATGCTGATGAGCCATTAGTTAGAGAAAGTTTCACGATGTATTCGAGACCTTCTGCGTTTGGTCCTCCGACAATTGGTACGACTGTATTTACAAGCTCTCCATTTGAATTTGAAACAGATAGGACTAATCTAGTTGGAAGTACCATCTCAAAAGACTCTGCTGACGGGTATAACTTCCCATTTACTCCACCGTATTATCACGGAGAGTCTTGGTGTGATATATTTTACACTGCTAGCAGTGATAATCCAACCATCTCCGACATACAAGAGAACGCAACCTATACATATTCTAGGTTTGATTATTCTCATTATACCTCCTCTAACCATAACATAAGTACAAACACTGGTGCGCAAGCTATGGGGAATATAAACAACAATGCAGTACAGCTCAGCTCGTCACTAAATATGAAAGGAGTTGGAACCACAACGACAAACATTAGGGGAGAAAAGCAACAAAGTTTAGTTGTTGACTCTGGGCTAACCGAAGATAGTAGATGGATTATTCAGACAAAGTTCGAAACTCCCATGCTTAACTTCTCACACATATCTGCATCTGCTGGAAATCTTACCTTGCCTGTTTATGGGGCCTCGTCGGTACCTAGAGGAATGTGGCATCAATATGGAAGAATACCAGAGGCATCCGAGGGAGTGTTCATTGAAGCCTCGGAGATACCTGAGAATTACCAAAAGGTTGTACTAGGTAAGTCTAGCACTGTTGAAGACCTATCTAAGGCTTTAGGGTTTTCAAACCAACCAGCTAAGATTGGTAAGACAGCACCAGCGAAAACCATATCAGAAGGTGTTGTAGCTGTTCCATTCATAGAAGAAGAAGGTAAGAGGAAGTTCTTCAAGCTTGACCCAGAGAAGGTCAGGCTATACAAGGATGGCGAGCTTGAAGCTCTAACATCTGGAGATCCTCAATCACAAGTAGGTAGATCAGTATTACACCAGATGGATAAGATGAAAAAGTTTATATTCCCACCATCATTCGACTTCTTAAATTTTGATAATATTGACCCTATAGCAATGTATGTATTTGACTTTTCTCACACACTTACTCAACAAGACCTCTCAGATATATGGCAAAACCTACCGCCAGACATCGGACAGGAAATGGAAGTGTCCGAGATTGCGATCACACACCCCCTTCTTAAGAAAGAGCTTATTGGTCCCGGTGGACAAGGCGGAAACAAAACAATCGACATGCCTGAAAAGCTTATGTGGATGGTATTCAAGGTTAAGCAGCGATCTGCCTCAAACTACTATAAGAAGACCATCTTAAGAAATCCTGAGGTCAATACACCTCAAGACGCGACGGATACCACACAAGACGAATTTGGGCCTAACAGCGCCATACAATACAACTGGCCTTATGATTTCTTCTCTCTAGTTGAGATGGTGAAGATAGATGCCGAGGTTGAATTCGGTAACTTCAAGAAAGAAGATTTAGATAACTACACAGATAATATTCCACGATGGGATGCTAAGCAGGCAGACCTACCAAAGATCGACCTAATCGTAGGAGGTATCGAGAATGATGATCTATTCGAGACAGATGCGGTAGAGGTCCCGCCAGAGCAACCAGCGGCAGTACAGAGCGCGACAGCGCCACGCAAAGGAAAGGGCAGTAAGCTAACGCCATTTGAAAGACTAAGTAATAGTGGGAAATCTTTTACATCAGGAGTAGCAACCAACCAAGGATCATCAACATATTCAGCAGCTGCAGCTGCATTGGCCGAGGCTCAAGCCGAAGCCCTAGAAGACGAATTGAGGTCAAAGTACATAAGTAATGCTCAAAAATGGGTCAGTGATTACAATCAAAAATTCACATCAAGCCAGCAGACTGCTACTTCGAATGGAACAGCCTCAAGGTTGGCTTATGATAGCGATCCCCAATTCGCATTAGAGTTCAACCTCACAGATAACCAAGGTACAGCTATCAGAACATCTTCAAATTTGAAGCAAGAACTTCTGATGTTTTTTAGGATAACAGGATAATGACATTTTTCAACAAAAAAACAGAAGCACTCCAAGTGGAAATGACTCCATATGGTAGGTATCTATATTCAATCGGAAAGTTCAAGCCTCATTCATATGAGTTTGTTGATGATGATATCCTATATAAGACCTCAGCGTCAACAGAGCCCCAAGAGGATGCGCATGCTAGAATACTAGACAATACACCCAAATTGAAGACAAACAGAGCATCCCAGAACATTTTAAATAGATTTGATAACCCAGAAGTAGCTATCACTGCAGGGAGAGAAACTATTTTAAAGAACAACCTATTCCAAGATGGTCTATATGCTTTAGGAAAATCATCATACTCAAGTGAAAGGACCCCAGCATTTCAGTTATCAATGCTTCAAGGGGACATAGCGGAATCAGAAACGGTTTATCAAACACTCGGAAGGAGGGATACCAGCGGAAGTGTATTCATACCACAGATAGAGATAGACTTTACTATCAATGCTTCACTGAAAAATGAGCTATCTGACCCTTCAACTGGTAAAGAATTCGTATCAGAAACGTTTGAGAATGGTAAATACATCGAGCTAAGCTTCTCTGATCCGATAATACACATAAAAGAGTTTGGATCTTTCTATGAGAAGGATAATTTTGAGATTGAAATCTTTTCAATAACAAGCGACCAAGGAATTTCTAGATTAAAAATAAATAAGAAGCTATCCGACATTGAAGATGGTATCCTAAGCGTAGAGCGAGACGCAGATGTTATGGACTCGGATTCAATAGAATATGGCCCTGATCACTCAGAGTACTACTTTGACGTAGAAGTCGACAGGGAAATACCACCAGAAGTTCTTTGTGGGGTAGTCGGAGATATAGAGGTAACAAGTCAGTTCTTAGATGATGATTTGAAGAAGATTTGCGAGGAAGTTGAGAGAAACAATCGAACTGATCGTTTTGATATATATGCCTCCAGCGTTGGTCCTGATGACCTAGAGGATTGTGATTAATGAGTATTCAAACTGTAGGTGCAGAGAACTTACCAAACGTCTTCATTGATAAGATATTGGTAGAGAAAGTTGGTATTAGATGTTTCGTCAAGGTTATATGCAAAATGTATGACCACACAGGAGGGTATTCTTGGAGACATAGGATAGATGACCTAAAGGTAAAGGTTTCGATCCTGACTGATGACGAGAAATCGGCCAAACTAAAGAGTGGAGAAATGAGTCTATTCGAATTTGAAAATACCAATACTCATGTTAATACTAATCTTATAGATCAAGACATGACCATGGTACAGAGTTCTAACTCATTTTCTCTAGAGTCCTCCAAAGATGGTCTAGACTGCTTTGTTAGAACATTTCAAGCTACCTTTATTAATGTTAACAATCTAAACGTATTCGCAGCATGTTTTATAGACGGCTTAGGCTTTGGAATACCAAACTTCGATAAGTTTTATGGTCCAATGACCGCCGATAAGATATTTATCGATGGACAGGTTAATTTGGAATCTGGATATTTCTATTATCCTGATAGTAACATAGATTATCTCGGACCTGTACATATAGAAAATAACGAATATCGTGAGGGCTCTGAGGATTCTAGCATATCAAATAAGAAACTAGCTTATCAGATAGAAGAGAACTTCAAGATATCACTAGTCGGAGAGGCATAGATGACTAAATCAATTTTATTAAAAACAGAGACACAAACAGAAAACAAGGTTGTGTTATCTTTATGTTATATAAACGAGAATCTTATCTCACTTGAAACGTCAGAGATAGCTAGAATTATGTTCAAGCTAAACAGGCCGTTATTCGATAGGATAAACTCATCAACAAAGATTCTTGGAGGAGCTATATTCAGAGAAGAGGTTGTAAAAGCAAAAGACTCAGTCAATAGACTAGGGTCAAAGATATTTGATAGCTACGAATATTCGGATAAGGAAATAAGCAGACTCATATTCTCGGACAATATTTTAAAGACACAGCAAAGGAACAGGGCAATCACGGGGAAGGAGTTTGATTTTGACCCGAAGATGGTGAAGGATGAATCCGGAAAGAAAATATTCGACGCAGACTCGCCAACAAGAGATGATATAGAAAACTCCACACTAGTTTCTAGCGTTGAGGAACTAGACATTTTCAGAGACTCAGGAGTCAAGACTATTTTGATATCTGATGACCTATCTTTAAACGAATCTTTATTTGAAGTAGGGTATAGGATAGAGTTAGCAGTAGATACAAATTTCAAAGACTATGTTAATTATGTGATCAAAGAACTTGAGAAATCTGCAGCATTCCTTTTGAAATACTCAGGAAACATTAGGTCACCATTGAACTATGACGCTAAAAGGTTAGAGTTTAAGAAAGACTTTTCTGATAGGATACTTAATGCACTGGATTTAGTAGGTATATCGGACCTTTCATCGAATACAGTTAAAACATCTGAATTTGGACAGGTAGCAACGACAATCTATAATGCATCTCTCCTGCTCGGAGAAGTCGACAAGAGTATCTATGGAGACTCATTACGCGCTATGCTTCCAACCTCAAAAACAAGTCCTGATAATATTATAAGGTTTGTTAATGATTTCTCAATATTAGAAGCTAACGTAAAAAAGATATACCTGATGAGTAAAGATTATAAAAAGAAAGAGAAGGTGAGATCTAGAGCTTCATCTAATAAGAAATCACAAAACAATATAACAGCTTCATCAATAGAAAGGATTACCATTGATAGGGACTCTCTTGGGTATTCATTATTTTCTGATAAACAAACAGGTCTAAATCGATATACAATCGGTGATTATATGGGAAGAGCAAATCTTGAAAGAAGCAAGCACTATCCAGACCTATCAGCAGAAGACGAGACAGGATTCCTAACGAATAAAGAGAAGTCAGATTTCTCAAGCTTGAACAATGCTTCCGCATTTCTAACTCCAAGAGTATTGATAATGGGAGATGAGAGAATAAGCACAGACAGGGGAATGAAGAATATACCAATCAATAAGATCCGCGAGTTCCGAATTGCGAAGTCTGCAAGAGCTCAACAAATGGGAGCATTTAAGGTACCATCTGGTGTGTCTAAAGGCGTGGTATCAAAAGAGGTAATGTCTACATTTAATGTAGAGGTCTCAGCTCCAAAAGTAACCTTACTAAAGCGAGCTATCGTTGAGGTAGTAGATCCACTTGTTGACTCAAAGAATTACTTGGGAGAAGATTCATTCTTCACCGTTACTGATCCAATCTATATCGCTAAGAACTTCAAAAGGATAGCAGAGTCAGAGAACAAAAGAGTGCTCTCGATAGTATCAGACGTCATCCCTAGGAGATTCCTAAGGAAGAAGGGAGCCATTGATTCAATAAAGGATTTGCAACTAACAAACCCTCATTCTAAAATAAGAGCGCTAGTATCTCAATCAAAGATTGATTTACGCAACATACCTCCGCATGTTAAATTTATGATGAGTAAGAAATTCAATCCAAATAGTAAATCTGACCCATTGAAGAATCATGAGTCTAGAGAACTAATTGAAGAGACACAAAAGAATATATTTTTAATACAGGCGCTAGTTGGGTTCGATTTGGACTCAAACGGATTCTTAGATGTTTTTAAGCCTATCTACAAGCAGATGGATGGTAATATGTTAACGCCGGGCAAATCCGTCCTAGCTAAAGGTGTTAACTATGAAATACCAGAGCTTGGGATAACAAAAGATAAGTTCGAGGCTACTATTTACAATAACCTTATATACATCAGAGGATAAACATGGCTACAAACCCACAAGACTATTTCGACAGGATATTCCCAGAGCAGACAATAGATATATCAGCATCAGATAGAAAAAATCAAACCTCAATGGTAATCAGTCAAGACCCAGAGAAATCAGGCATATTATCATTCCTAGAGAGGGTTGAGATTGAAACAAATTCAAACGACCCATCATATAGAGAGGGTCAGACGATAAGGCCAAATAGAGAAGAGGGAGGCTACTAATGTCTATTATTGTACAATCTCAAAACGCCATCACATCAGCAGAGGCCTTTCCAGATGGCTTAAGAGCTGAGATAGGCTCCTATTACACTCCGGGAGAAGACTTTTCCGAAACATTCTCTTCGTTCAATGATAAGATAAATAAAAACAAGGTATTCTTCGAGTCTGTCGAGAGTAATGAACAAGTTCTCATTCCAAAGTCGAAGACTAGAATCTTTATCTCTGGTGATCAGTCTCGGTTCAGAAACCAAGATGAGTGGAGGAATTATATTACCAGAACGATACCCATGGGGTCGAACATATTAGATCACAAGTGCGACTATAACATTGGCGAAATAAGGTCTAAATTCATAAAGACTTTCCATAACCCGCAATATGAGGATCTTACTAAAACTTTTCCGACTAATGAGCTCCTTAACTATAATCTTATATCATATCAACATAAAGCCAAAGCAGAATCCGTGAGAAGAGTGGGAGATATCGTCACAGTGTACGATGATGACTCTTACCTTGTGACGAGAGGAAACGTAGATAATCTATTCGAGCAATTTAGTAATAGAGTAACTAACTTCGTAGGCTCAACATCAGAGATATCAACAAAGCAAAGAAATGTTTTTAAGCTCGATGGTGCATTGATGGTGCAATCTGATACTGCAACAATTTCTAAAAAAAGATTTCCATTTTATTATACCAAGTCACTTCCAAACCGCCAAAGTATTAATCTAGCAAGGATAGTTTTTGGAAAGGAAAAGTTAAAGAATTTCATGCAAGCCGTGAAGCGCGATCTAACATTCTCAAGTGATGCATTTTACATTGCCGGAGACATAGAAACAATAAAGTCACACGACCTAATCAGAATAGCTACATCAACAAATATAATACGATTTAGTGAAGGGTCAGATGAGATATTCCTATTACCAGAGTCAGAAGTCGAAACTATGCATCTTGGAGGTAGATTTCTAGATCAGGTAAGTGCAGTTAGGTTTTTATCTAGATTCCGAAGTACAATAGCAGCCGAAACTAGGACATATCAAGAAACAATAAAAAGCACAGAGTCTTCTAAGACTTTTCTACTTGGATATAAGATCGAGAAATATTTAGATAATGATGCTGGTCAGCCAATACAAACATATTATACGAATGATGTTGAGTTCATAGATACACAGTTAAAGTATGGTAGGAAATATATCTATAAAACCAATGCTCTTTTAGGGGTCATAGGTACGTCATATAAGTACTCTAACTTATTCGTTTCACAAGATGAGGCGAGTATGATAGGGGTAGATGGAAACGTCACTGAGGTCACTCCAGCAGGGCTTGCGAACATTGCAGGCGATAAATATAGAGCATACGTTGATGCTGATGTAACTCCATCATTTAGACTGCTAGAGATACCAGTTGAAGAGCACATCACAGCATTTGTAGATACTCCAACATTGCCTCCGTCAGTAGAAATATATAACCAAAAGAACAAATCATCTATTGAAGTTATCCTTAAGCCCTCATTCTTCAAGGTTGAAAGCGTAACTTCTGGAGATGATCAAGAGCTCATGCGAAGCCTAGTACCTCTAACATCATCTGATAGAGATATTGTTAGATTATTAGATATCTCTGGAGACCGAGCAGTTGATCCGATGTACTTCACTGGGATATATGAAGTGTTTAGAATGAGCACTCCACCCGACAGTCTACAGGACTTCTCAGACTATTACCTCACAACAGTAGATATGTCCTCTAGGATAGCTTATAATACTAAAGCAAGTATGCTGCAGAGCAACAACGTCGCCCACTTTGAAGATAGTCTTGTTCCAAACAAGAAGTATTACTACATTTTCAGAGCAGTTACATATCATGGAACCCCATCTAACCCAACTAATATTTACGAGATGGAATTACTAAGAGACGCAGATGAGTTCAAGTTAAACGTATCGGAGTTTATACCACCGACACCAGCATCATATACTTTCATGAAGAATGCAAAGAGGTTGATTCGCATAACACCAAACATAGAGAGGTTGTTGTTTGCTAATATCGAAAATGAAGAGATAAACAAGAACAATTGGACACTTGATAACGGCTCATTAGTTGTGGACTCTGGCTTAAGAAGTTTTAAGGTTAGGATAACCTCGAAACATACGGGAAAGAAAATAGATCTGAACATAAATTTCACGATCTCAAAGGACGATAGTTTCAACGTTATTCAGTAAGAAACGTAAAGTGAATCTATTTATTAAAGAATAGGAGAGAAAACATGGCTTTTCAAGACAACAGTGGCGACATCATTTTAGATGTTGTTTTAACAGATGAGGGACGAAGACGCTTAGCGTTAGGTGGAGAGCAGTTCTCTATTGTAAAGTTTGCCCTTGCAGATGATGAAATTAACTATGCTTTGTTTGATACCACGGTATCAACGGCACTGCAGGACTTAGATATCCTACAAACTCCGGTACTAGAAGCCTTCACTAATAATATGTCCTCAATGAAGACAAAGTTAGTCTCCCTTCCAAACCAAAACTTACTTTACTTACCAGTTCTCAAGCTGAACGAAGTCGCTAATGTTAGCGTTAAGTCCCATACGTTAGGTAACTATGTTGTATGTGTTGATCAAAACACTACTGACGACAGACCTTTGAACGGGACAGACTCCATTGGTTATGATTCAAACGGTAACCCTGTAGAAGGACTTATCCACGGAATCTCAACAGACAACCGAGGAACATACATCAAGCTTGATGCTGGAATCAACTCAACCAATATCTCAGAGATCGATGAATCACTTATCGAAACTGAGTTCTCCATCGAGATTGACTCTAGATTCGGTTCAATCGTTGATAAATCAGGAAAGACATTCTTGTCTCCAACAGCTATCGATGATGATTATATCGCAACCTACATTGTTAGAAAGCAACCCGGATCACCTTTTGTTATGACTCCATCACAAGAAGCTCTCTTAGCTTCTTCTTCTCCTATCGATGGACCTATAGCTTCTACATTAGAATTTAAAATCAGATCAGCTCAAGAATTACGATCATCAGATTTCTTGTTTACTAGGATTGGCTCAACTGCCCCATATGCTAATAGAGGCGGCACTACTACTACAACAAAGATCATTGACTCGATAGTTCGAGTGACTGGTTTAACCACAGGATACTCTTTGGACATTCCTGTTAGATTCGCAAAGATTTAAGGATAGAATATGACTACTTATAAGCCTCTAGCAGCAGACGACAGAGTTTCGACTAAGACATTGTTACACGAAGCAATTCCAATTACAGGAACGATTGTTAGTGGAACTTATACTGATCTCAATATTCAGAACTTCTCTCACGGGATGTTCCAATCAGTTTATGATTACCCTTACTTATCGTCATCAGCTAATCATATCTTTGATATTACATTTGGTACAAGCCCAGTTGGCTTAGTTACTACAGTTCAGACAGCAAAAAAAGATAATATTTATAATCAAATGGCTCAGGTCCTAATGGGCTACGACAAAAATGGAACAATCCAGACATTTGATGAAGATGGAAATCTAACTGGTGGAACCAAGATCGATAATACAATCTTTGTTTCCTTTTCTAGATTGCTTGTTAAGGATGAGATTAAAAAAGGCTCATTTGAAATGGAGATTGGCGCAACAGTTGCTTATGCAACTCCGTTTACAGATAGTATAAAGATTGTTGATTATGGAGCAGCCACATCATATAAGGTAAATTCCCCAGCAGGAGAGTATGGTATTCTATATGTTACCAACTCTGTTAATACACCTTTAAATGCTGCGATTACAGGCCCAACGGACCAACCTTGCGGGCTTATCTATTACCAAGCCGGTGTTGCTGTTATTAATCCTGCAATCTTAATGGCTGGTTCTGGTAGTGGTGATGGTGGATTTTTAACAACAGCTGTAGAATATGACGCTACTCCGGGAACCACAATCGCGGCTTCCATTCAAGACCAATTTATCACGGCGTCAGCAGATAACTTACGGAACAGAATCAAAAACATTCAATTCAACAACACAATCGAGCTGAACTCAACAGTATATTTCTGTAGAGCCAAGCATAATGAATTCAACTATAGTTCGAACCCAACGTATCTAAATGACTCACAGATTAGAGTTAAGACCAACTCTACAGATGTTCCAATCTCATATATAACTTCAATCGGACTATACTCGGCGGACAATCAATTATTAGCTGTTGGAAAGTTTTCAGAACCTGTTCGTAAAGATTCGAATATTGAACTTACATTTAGGGCAAGATTAGACTACTAGGATGCTATGCATAGATTCAAGTTCACACCAGACGATGTATTCGTTAACAGACTAAAGACGTACCCTGAGTACAATATTCTCATATATCAAGCTGAGATGTTTGTTAATACGATCTCTAGAACAGATGGTGCTGGTGGCCTTGATGTATATGATATTAATCGCAATAGAGAGTTTGGCGTAACGGACATAGAACCGTTTTTTATTGGGTCTTCGAGGAAAGATACCTTCAAAGATCAGATGTTTCAACCGATGATAAAGAATGGATCAGGAGACTCTTATTGGAAAAGGGCTTACGTGACCCCAGATGTAATTCCAACAATGGGAGCCTCATATACTGGTTCATATCCTGCTGAGTCGACAATACAAAGAAGACTAACTACTCCCACCACTAGGACATTAACTTATTGGAGCAATGGTAATATTCGTTCCATAACATCAACAGAGACCATAAACACTACAGCGTCAGCACTACAGAACGTAGCAAGACAATATACAACTCTTTCCGATCATTTCATATTCGGATCATCCTCTGTTAGGTCGAGAGACTTGATCCAGAGTACAATCAATTATTTATTTATCCCAAGCATGTATTATGGGTCATCTATCAAGAAAGGTTCGGTAGAACTGGACTATTATATTGATGGAACAAAGATTGCCTCGTGCGCAGATATCAATAATAACGGAACTCTTATAGAGACGACAGGCACAGCAGTAGGAGATGTTGTTGGTATTGTTATGTATAATGAAGGAATAATGATGCTTACTGCATCTCATTCATTAGATGCAACTCAAATAGAGTACGTCCCTGCTTCGCCTTCCGATGGCTCTTGGCTTTATTATGGAACAACGCTAAACGACACAACAGCGTCGTCTGCAACGCTATCTTCGGCGTCCTATGGATTAAACTTTAAGGGAACCAGCTATGTTAACTCGACTACAATGTTCGCGCATGCTAAGAAGGGAGAGCTGAATCACTCAAACAACCCAACTTATCAAAATTATGAATCCCCATTATATGTAACAGGCGGAGCTACTAAATTATTTGAAGAGACCTCCAAAGGTATCTCCAACATAGTATCAGCTTCGTATATCTCAGCATCATTCGATAAAGTAACATATATATCAAAGGTCCACATCTACGATGATGAAGGTAACTTGATCGCAATCTCAAACCTGTCTAAGCCTTTGAAGAAGACGCTTGAAGATGAATTTACATTTAAAATAGAATTAGATTTATAAATCTCTTGACTTTTTGATTATTATGTGAGATAATGATTTTAGTTGGTAGAACTAAAGCGTGACTTTACTTTCACCAAGAAATATACTCAAAACAAGGGATTGGAATGATTTTAGGATTAGATGTAAGCACTTCGATGATTGGATGGTCAGTGTTTGATGAAGACCAAACCTTAATAGAGTCTGGTAGGTTTAAGCCTAACAAGAAGCTAAGTCTCGAAGAAAGAGCTCAAAGCTTTGGAAAGTTCTTGCTGAGTCCACAAATTCAAAGGTTTAATATCTCGAAGGTATATATCGAAGCACCATTCTCCGCATTTGCTGGAGGAAAAACTTCTGCTAAAACGATGTCTTCCCTACAAAGATTCAATGGTATGGTAAGCTTCATATCTTATCAAATTTTCAAGTCTTTACCTGTGCTGGTCAAGGTAGCTGAAGCTCGAAAGAACTGTGGTATAAAAGTTCCCAGAGGGACGAAGGCCAAGTCTGTTGTTCTAGCTTGGGTTGATAATAAGTTTGAAGATTTTGAAATAACATATACCAAGTTTGGGAATCCTAAAGCAGGCTGTGATGATGAGGCAGATGCGATAGTTATTGGATTGTTTCATTTTGATTTAAGATGACTATTTATAGGTATGAAACTTACGTCAAAAAAACTAAAATCTCTCATACTAGAAGTGTTAGAAGAGGGTATGAACACTGCCTCAATGATCCCTGATGGTGTCTATGTTTTAGTCACGAAGAGAGAAGACAGAATCTATACCGTTGCATTCGCTGATAAAGACGGAGAGGTCATCATGCCTTGGACATTAGAAAGCGATGGGAGCCATGTCTATGGAGACGTAAGTTTCTATACTAGCAGTCCTGATGGTAAGCCATGTAGTGGAGGTTCCATTATTTCGGTAACGGAGGTTGCTGATGGTTGGGGTCCTCTACTATACGATGTAGCAATGGAAGTGGCCTCGATTATGACCAATGGTCTAGCTTCTGATAGACACACCGTCTCGGATGAAGCATCTAGGGTGTGGGACTATTACGACAAAAAACGCCCAGATGTAAAGAAGACTCAGCTCGACAATGAGTCCGGAAAACTAACCCCAGACAAACCCGAGGACGACTGCGGACAGTCATCTTCGCGAGAAGGTTCGAACAAAGCAGAAGATTGGAGCAAGTCTTCATTATCAAGGATGTATAATAAAGCTCCAACAACACTAAAACAACTGCGTGATAGCGGCAAGCTAATATTAAATCAAGTAACTTTAAACTTTTAACTTGACAAGATTCTCCAAATAGGTTATACTCTTTAGGTAATCATTGGAGGATATATGAAATACACAGTATTAATAGCAGGAGGGTTCAAGCCTCCCCACAAAGGACACTACAACTATTTGAACTTCTATCTGGAACACCCAGATGTGGAAAAGGTCATTCTATTCTGTGGAGACAAGAAGCGCAATGGAGTCTCACAAGAGGCCACTGAGGCTATGCTAAGAGCCTTCGGAACTCTTGACCACCCAAAGATGGATTATAAGAGAGCAACGCAGAGAATAGGTAAGAAGAAGTCCTTCACGAACCCCTTAGCTGACTGCTACGACTGGGCTGATGAAAACTCGGAAATATCCTGCGGTCTTGGTTGGAGTTCAAAGGACAAGGGTTACCAAGTAGGCTTCATGAAGTATTTTAGTGGAGATGATCTCGTTATCTCACCACCAATGTTTAATATGGTTGATAATGTATCAGCTACAGCTTTCAGAGAAGCAATCTTAGATGGCTCTAGTATTAAAGAGTTCCTACCTGATCATGTTAATGAAGAGAATATTTTAAAGATATTAGAATTAGAGGTATCATAAATGCTAGAAAATGAAAAGAAGTTTATAAGTTTCGGGTCAATTGAGAAGCTTGAGTCGGTTTCAAGAGATATCAAGTTTATATCTGAACATCCATACCCGACAGTGAAAGCTATAGGATCAGAGAAGATACATGGAACGAATGGTTCTGTTTGTTTTTCGGAACGTCAGGGATTTTGGGTTCAATCTAGAAAGAGGATCATAACCCCAAACACTAACTCAGAAGAGACAGACAACCAAGGATGTGCGCAATGGGCTATGGAAAACGAGGAGCTGTGGACTGATATCATTCGAGATCTTTCTGTAGAGTATAGTATTGATCTAAAGAAGAGTATTGTAACGGTTTATTTTGAATGGTGTGGAGGATCAATCCAAAGCAATAAGTCTGCTGTGACTGGTATGCCGAAGATGGCGATGGTCTTTCAATATTTTAAAGTCTCAAAGATATCTGAGTTGGTCGATCTTGAATACTATTGGGAAGAGACTAAGGTTGGGATTGTAAGACTTAGTAATATTGAGAATGGTATCTACAACATCATGGACTTTGATAATTATGAGATCGAGATTGATTTTAATCATGTAGATATAGCTAGGGCAAAGATGATTGATATCGTTGAGAACAAGGTGGAACAAAATTCACCAGTGGGAGTAAGTCTCGGCCACGACGGAAACATCGGCGAAGGAATTGTTGTTCAGTTCAAATACAACAACAAACTTTATCGACTCAAAACTAAGGGTCAAAAGCACTCGAAATCAAAAGTCAGAAAGCTTAAACCAGTTGACTCAGTAAAAGAACAGAAGAAGATAGATTTTGCGAATGATGTAGTTCAGCCTTGGAGACTTGAACAAGCTTGGGACAATATATTCGGAATTAATAATGAACTGTGCATGCCTTCAGAAAAAAAGACAGGAGATTACATCAGAGAAGTATATACCGACATTATTAAAGAAGAATCATATAAGCTTGAAAAATTAGGACTGAATATCAAAGATGTTAATAAACATATCTCTGATATCTGCAGACTATGGTTCTTTGAACAATTGGAGAAGGAGAGATAGGAATGCCTAAAGCAAGAAGAAAACCCATAGTTATTGAATATGTTCAATTTGTGGGATTAAAAACAAAGGAGCTCAAAGAGTTCTGTCCGAAGATTATATTCTTACATCTTCACTTAAAGACGCTAGTATGTGCTAATGTTCTTATCCCTACGATAGAAGGAGCTATGACCGGAAGAGTTGGGGACTATATAATTAAAGGAGTCAATGGGGAGTTCCATCTTTGTAGGAGAGATATCTTTGAAAAAACATATGATGTGTTGGGAATTTAATAATGGCCCCAAAGGAGTTTCGTAACTATTTATCATACAAGTTCCCTTAATATCTTTTTATCAAGAATCTAAAGTAGGGGATCAATTCTGTGGAGAATAAAATGAAACTTACAAAAAGACAATTAAAAAGAATTATCAGAGAAGAATACTCTATTTTAAAACGTAAAGGGCTTATCAAGGAAAGCTATTCCACGCATAGCGAATTAGAGCTTATGGCTATGGAACAGGTTGAGAGATACAATGCTGGCCTACCTCAAGCACGGGATAACTTCATGGATTGGGCATATGAAAACGGATATTCTTACCAAGAGGCTGAAGATGTTTGGCATACAATGGAAAGAGTGCCTGTCTAAATATCTAGAAATTTTATAACAAATAGGAGGAATAAAATGAAACTTACAAAAGAAACTCTGAAGCGAATCATCAAAGAAGAAATCGAAACAATGAAAGGCGAAATGGAAGATGAAAGTTCAGAAGAAGAGCTTGAGGAATCTCTAGATGCCGAAAAGGGCGAAGAAGAAGAAAAGTAATACTTATTATTAAAAAAAACTTGACTAAACCCTCCCACCTTGTTAGAATAAAGAAAAGGGAGGATTTATGTTTGAAGACAAAAAGAGAATCGTAACTCAAATACTGGGTTCATATTATCAGAGCGGCAATGAATATTTATATCACTGCCCATATTGCGACCATCACAAGAAGAAGTTTTCGATTAACTTCACAAATGGATTCGTTTAATAAACTTATCTTTTTTTATCCTTTTTTATCTTTTAGAGACTATTTAGGTTAAAAGGAGCAATCATGTCTAATTTAAAAAATCTCAAAATCAACGAAGAGACCCACGAAAAACTTAAGAACCATTGTAAGGAAAGAGGTCTCAAGGTTGGAAAATTTGTTGAGAACTTGATTAACTCCAAGCTAATGGAGGATAGCCAAGATGAACTTGGGAATTTACAAAATAACAAATAAGGTCAATGGAAAATTTTACATTGGATCTTCAAACAACATTAAAAGAAGGTGGAGGCATCACAAATCAAATTTGAGAAGTGGAACTCACGCAAACATCCATCTCCAAAACTCTTACGACAAACATGGCGAAAGTCAATTTGAGTTTGTGATACTTGAGGAAGTTAGTAAGTCAAAACTTCTCATAAGAGAGCAAGAATATCTCGATAAAGCTTTTGGTGGACACCAAGACATCTACAACATTAGTAAGGTTGCCGGCTCACCTATGGCTGGGTTGAATCACACAGAAGAAGTCAAACAACTTTTATCTGAAAAACTATCCGGAGAAAACCACCCTCACTATGGAAAACCGGTTAGCGAAGAGTGGCGAAGAAAGATAAGCAAGGCAAACAAAAGGTTTTCAGACGAACAAGAGGCTTCCTTTAAAGATAGGTGGAAGGCGGGGGAAAGTAAATGTTCCATCGCAAAAGAAATTGGAGTTCATCCAACAACGATAACAAGGGCAATTGAGAGAGCAGAAAGATTTAATTACTAATTTCTATTTGACAAGTATTGTTGTTCGGGTTATCTTATATAAAAGGAGGACAATTATGGAAGCAGATAAGGTAAGAATTTTAACACAAATCTTGGGATATCCAAGTAAAAAAGGACAGGACGAATATTATTTCACCTGTCCTTATTGTAATCATCATAAAAAGAAATTCGCAATAAACTTCAAAATGGGCTATCATTGCTGGGTTTGTGACGAGAGGGGTAAAAACATTTACCGCATCGTTCGGAAATTCGGAACATACCAACAGAAAGAAAAATACAGAGAACTTCAAGGGTTGGTCAATCTATCTGACTTCGATGAATTGTTCAAAGAATATAATAACATAGAAGAGAAGATGATTCCTGATATGCCTAAAGAGTTCATCTCTTTATGCAATAAGGACTTGCCTCGAGGATCTTCATATGCATTTCGCTACTTATCCTCCAGAGGTATAGGTAGGAGAGATATCCTTAAATGGAAGATTGGTTACTGTAAGGAGGGCCGTTATGGAGGAAGAATCATCATACCATCGTTTGACGTGGAAGGGGATCTTAATTATTTCATTGCTAGGAGTTATGTCGGGCATAGCCTTAAGTATCTAAATCCTCGCATCGATAGAGACATCATATTCAACGAACTTAATATTGATTGGGATGAACCAATCATCATTGTCGAGGGAGCCTTTGATGCTATTGCTTCGAACGAGAACACGATACCAATCCTAGGCTCGACGCTAAGGGAGAAATCTAGACTATTCCAAGCGATAGCTATGCACGATACACCTGTGTTCATGGCTCTCGATCAGGATGCCGAAAGCAAGTCAGACTGGATTATCAAGTCTTTATTGAAGTATGATGTTGAAGTTAGCATGGTACCAATCGATGATAAAGATGTTAGTTCAATGGGAAATAGAGAATTTAATGCAAGACTTCTTGATGCAAATAAGATCGAGGGAGATATGTATTTCTTCCAGAAGGAACTGGAGAATATTTAATAAACTTACTAAAACAACTTGACAACTAGGCTTAACATTGTTATGTTTAAAATAACAAAACAAAGGAGAGTGATATGTCGGGAGTTTCTGGATCCAATAGGATCAATAGAAAAGATTTCGTAAGTGTATTAAACATTTATAGAAAAGAAGTGTTAGAGAAGATACCGGGATTCATCAGCGTTAGCGTTAGTGGATCCTTCGAGTCAAATCAAAGCAAAGCAGATTTTGGAGATATGGACTTAATAGTCCAGTTCAGATCCAATGATAACAAGAAAGATCTAAAGAAAAGTTTAGTAAAGCACTTTGGATCACTATCAGATGATGTTATAATTCCATTTTCATCTGATAAATATAGGGGAAGGAAATCTTACAATAGTGGAGAGATCGTTACCGTAAGCTTTCCTCAGCCGGAAGGGACAGTACAGATTGATAACATAATTGCTCTGAGCCCAGAAGAGGTAGAGTATAAGAAGCGATTCTTAGATCTCCCTGCTCCCAAACAAGGTTTGCTAGCCGGAGTTGTTAGAACATCATTGTTTGAGAAGGGTTATTCATACTTTGGGCTTCTCCGCCCTTCTGATGCCGAACTAGAGTTCGTAATAAGCTCAAAACAGCTTCAACTAAGGGAAGTGTCCCTAGAGATGAAGTCTGGAAGTCTAGTTGAATCAAGTAGGAAAATTCTATCCACAACAATGAACTGGGATAAGGTTGAATTGATAACTCCAGACTATGATTGGGATCTCTCATTCGAAGACCTTGTTGAACAAGTAAGGAAAAATATAACAAATATAAGATCTTTGTCTAGGATTGTAGGACTATTCAAATCTCAAGTGACCGTTAAAAGCGGAGAGATTGGAACACCGAAGGCTAAAGAAAAAGAAGAGTCCGTCAAGCTTATGGAAACTCTACTAATTAACAAATAAACTAGGAGGCCCCAATGGGAGGCAACATTTTTGAAAACACATCTAGAATTCCTCTAGCTCGTGTGAATACAACGATAGCAGCATATACGCAAGAGTTAGGAAGGATATTTCCTATGAAAGCATGGTCACTCACATTCCTTCGTCCTGTAGGTTCTACTGGGAAAACTCCAAGCTCAGGGGATATAGACTTGGCGATAGATAGAACACACCTAGTTAGATCTTTCACAGAAGCAGAGATAAAGAAATGGGGGTTTGAGTATGAAGATTGGCTAACAGCATTCCATAAGATAGAGAAAAGAGCAAGAACAGCAACTACGGAAATGTGCAAGGTTCGAGCATTGCTTACTCTGATTGCTAAGAAGCTTTGCGATAATGGAGTGCAGGTCGACCTAAAGAAGGTAGGTCCGGGAACTATGTTCACACTATTCCAACAACATGATGAGCATGGCCAAACAGAACAATCAGTGCAGATTGATTGGGTAGTGGGGAACATTGACTGGCTTGAGTGGGCTTATTATTCTCACGGAGAGAGTGGTTTGAAAGGATTACATAGAACACAGTTTATGATTGCTTGCTTATCTGCGAAGAATCACACCTTCAGTCACGCTCACGGCATCAAAGAGAAGAAGACATCTATTTGGACTGTCGACACAGTAGAAGACGCTCTAGAGCTATTATCGGAGCTGTATGACTCTATGCATATCGAGGATACATTCTCTTTCGAATCTTTGCACTATTGGCTCAAGACAAGCTCCACAGAGGAAGAGTACGAAGAGGTTATTAAAATATACAAAGGTATTTTAAAAATATCCAAGGATATAGTTCCCAAAATACTACAGTAAAGCATTATAGGCAACCAGCAGATACCTGTTGGTTGTTTTTTTTTAGTATTGGTTCAGAATGATTATATATTACTATTTATTATAAAAACATTTGTGAGGATAAAAAATGTCTGCTAATTTAAATTACACTCATGGTCTAGGCCATGTTGGTTCATACCAAGCTTCTGCTCGTCCATATATCGCTTCCGGACTAGTAGTACCTACCTCAAGCGCTGCTGCACTGGAAGTATCTTTTGAGTCAGTTACTCGCTTCATTACGATTAAAAACACATCTGCTATTCCTATTAAATTTGGATTCTCGGCTCTAGGAATTGCTGGTGTAAATTATATTGAGCTTGCTGCTTCGGAGTCATACTCTGGAGATTGGAAAGTTTCTGCAGTATTTTTACTATCAACAGCGGCTGCTGGTACTGCTACAATTGCAGCAGGATTAACTGGTATTAGTTCTAATAGATTGCCCTCCAACTGGTCTGGATCCGCAGGAGTGGGATAGTGGGTTATTCACACTCAGGAATTGGTGCTATTTCAGCAAATTCAATAAGCACAGAAAATAGTACCACAACTCCTCTAGCCGCTAGCGCTACATTTGTCGGGTCTTCTTGGGAGGATGTGGTAGCATATAATATGATTGAAGTATCTATTCAATCCGATACGGCTACAGACGGTACTCTAAGAATTGAGACCTCCACTGACGGAGGCATTACGTCATCATACGTTGAATACATTATTACAGATGCAACATTCTTCTATCCCATAACATTCAGGCGCGTAGAAGCGTTCGTTAGGGTGACCTATATCAACGGGACCACTACACAAGTGGGAGGTACATTTTCACTTCAGACTACATTCTCGACAAACGGAACTCTTGGTACCTCATATACTGTAGATAGTTATATGGATGGAAATACACCCATCATAGGTGTAAGAGCCGTAACTGCCGGAAAGAACCCAAGCAACGAGTTCGTCAATGATCGTAAGTCTGGATTTGAACCACTCAATAGTACTATTACACCATTGGGTTCAATGGAGGAATTCGTTGGTTCTTGGGTCGAAACCGATGGATACCTAGGCATCACCACATCTGTAACAGGAGAGGTATCGGAACAAACAGGCTGGATATCTATAGAGTTTTCCCATGATGCTACTTCACCGGCAACAGGGCTTGGTATTAGGTCTCATATTTTAGATTTAGCGGTTGCTAGCCCTAGAACGGTAGGTGTTGCGGCCAAGTACTTTAGGGTCAAGTATGAAAACAATAGTATCGCTCAGACTACATTCTCCTTGCAAACATTTATGCAGACTGCTCACATTGATCTAACTGCAACCACAAACCAGATACTTACCGGAAACGAAGATGTTCGTTTAGTACGATCAGTCTCGGATTACAATACTGAGAGAAATGTAGGGCTCCTTGCTTATGAAAAGAGTGGGAGAATTTATGGTACTAATGAAACTGTAGGAACCGTAGAAGAAACTATCTGGCCTTATTCAACAAAATGGATTCCGAACCAAATAAAGAACCAGAAACTACGTGTTAAAGCTGGAGGGAACACTAATGATACGGCAGCAGGATCAGGCGCTAGAACTGTAGAAGTAACCTTCCTTGATGAGAACCTAAATGAAGTCACGGAGACATTAACATTAGCAGGAACAGGCGTTTCTACTCTCACGGTCGCTAACTGTTTCCGACTTAATGAGGCACAAGTTTTAACAACCGGAACATATCATGGTAAAAACACTGGAGTCATAACCTTTGAGCTGACTGGTGGAGCTATCATGGGTGTCGTGTCTGTGGGACAGGGCCTACTAAAATCAGCTATTTTCACAGTTCCAGCAGGCAAAGAGGTCTATATTACAAGCATTTATGCCTCAGTCGGCCAAGGCAATAGTGCGGATTTAAAACTATATCAATACTGCGAAGCGGATATAGTTACATCTCCATTTGGATCGCACAAAGAAGAGTGGTCCCTAAGTGACTTTGAAGGTGCTTCCACCTTCCCTCTTACGACATTTCTGCGTGTCGGTGAGAAGAGTGATATCTTTTTCACAGGTAAACGCGTTTCAGGTGGAGGGCCGGCACTTGTTACTACAGGTTGTGACTTCTTTGTACTAGATATTCCACCGACATAGAGAGAAATAGATTTAGGAATCGAAAACGTAGAATAGCTTATTAAAACATACTAACTGTTTTTTTATCATATGTTCATAATGACTACTACACACTATTTATTACAAAATGAGCCTGTGAGGATAAAAAATGTCTGAGATATCAAAATACACTTATGGTCGCGACTATGTATGTTGTAGGTTATTATTGTTTATAAATAACCGTGAACTATACACTGGTACATATGGAGTAGAATAATGGGATTTGGTGTTGGGTTTTCTTCCTATAGTAATACTAATTCATCCTCTAGTGAGCCTCCTGGTGCTGGTGGAGGATCTTCTGGAAGCGGATCTTCGATAGCTTACTCTAGAACATCGGTGACTTCGACAATAACCTCATCAGTTGATGACATGATTTTAGCCGTATCTGCTTCATCAGCATTGGACATTAGATTACCGTCAGCCTCGACATTTGTTAACGGAGCCAGCTTTGTTATTAAGGATGAAGCAGGAAACGCAGATGATTATAATATAACAATTAAAACTACAGAGCCAGATAAGATCGAAGGATCGGCGTCAATAGATTTACAATCTCCTTTCGGTGCCGTCAATATATACTCTAACGGAATCGACAAATTCTTCGTCTACTAACTCCTTCTACTTAAGCCGCGAACTACTTAAGATGATTGGGGAGTATTGTTACTTTCCGATTGCTTATTTATTAATATTATAATCTTAGGAGGATTTAAATATGGCTTACAAATTTCAAATAGGTTCCGCGAAACTCGGCGGAGCTGTCGAGTCCACAGGACAAATTAAAGGTTCGGATGCAGATTTTGCTGACGTAACTCAAGCAACTGTTGATTCAATCGTTGCAGAAATGAATTCTGGACAACTACCGGGTGCAAAGATTGAAGACGGTGGAATTAACAACGCTCGTCTTGCTGCTGATGCAGTTGATGGAGATAAAATTGCTGATAATGCAATTGATTCAGAACATTATGCTGCTGGATCTATTGATACAGAGCACATTGCTGATGCTCAAATTACTCTAGATAAAATGGCTGCAGATTCAGTTGATGGAGATAAAATTGCTGATAATGCAATTGATTCAGAACATTATGCTGGACTTTCAATCGATACAGAGCACATTGCTGATGCTCAAATTACTTTAGCTAAGATGGCTACAAACTCAGTCGATAGTGCTCAGCTCATTGCTGGTGCAGTTGATCTTGCTCACATGAGTGCAAACTCTGTCGATAGTGCTCAGCTCATTGCTGGTGCAGTTGATCTTGCTCACATGAGTGTTGACTCAGTTGGCTCTGATCAATATGTAAATCAATCGATCTTAACTGCTCACGTTGGTAATGCTCAAATTACTTTAGCTAAATTAGCTGCTGATTCAGTTGATGGAACTAAAATTGCTGATGATGCTGTTAATTCAGAACATTATGCTGCTGGCTCTATTGATGCAGAACATTATGCTCTTGGTTCAGTTGAAACAGCTGCTCTAGCTAACGACGCAGTTGAAACAGCTAAGATTCGTGATGGTAATGTAACTCTTGATAAAATGGCTAATGTTGCTGATGGAAGATTCCTAATGGGTAATGCTTCTAATCGTCCAGTAGCAGTTGCTCCTTCCGGAGATGCTAATATCTCTAATGCTGGTGTGATTGCAATTCAAGCAGGTAAAGTTCAAGGTTCAATGCTTAATGCTAATACTGTTAATTTTGCAAAAGGTACTCAACTTGACGGTAGTCAACTATCTCTTAAATTGAATAACGATGCACTTAATACATCTTTGATTCTTGAATCTGGTGGATTGGATCTTAAAGCTACAATCGGTGGAAACAGAACTTTCTCTGGCGACATGATTGTTTCTGGAGATCTTACTGTTAATGGTGTAACTACAACTCTTAATGTTTCTGAACTTTCTGTTGAAGACGCTAACATTACTATGGCCAAAGGAGCAACTGCTGCTGATGGAAATGGTTTGACTATTGGTACTACTGGAACTCCAGTAACATTTATGATGGCTGATAGTGCTGCTAACTTGGCTTCTTCGGTTCCTTTGAAGGCTTCGTCTTTCATCGGTGACTTGAACGGAACTCTTGTTAACGCTAGAAACATCGGTGGTGTTGCTTTTGATGCCTCAGTGGACATCGTTCCTCAATTAATAGCTGTTGCTGATGAGTCTGTTGATACATCTTGTAATGTAGCTTTCTTCAATGCTGCTACTGGTGATCAACAAGCAAAAACAGGTACTAACTTAACTTTCGATTCAGCTGCTGGTTCTTTAGCTGCTACTGAATTTGTTGGTGGTGGTGCTGGCTTGACTGGCGTTACAGTACGTGATGTAGTTGTAACAAGGACTAGTACTGATACTCTAACCATCCAAAGCAGTGATGTTTTCAGAACGATCCTTATTGATGCTTCGTCTGGTAATGTAAGAATGACTCTCCCAGCAGCCGGTGGAGTAAATTCTGGTAAGATCTTTAAGTTCAAAAGAATCGATGTTAGTGGTAATGACTGTGAAGTCGCTCCTGCTTCATCTGAGAAGCTTGAATTTGCTGTTGATCAGATCTTAGCATTACAAACCCAAGGTGCAGCAGTATCTTGTGTTTCTAACGGTACTGATTGGTTCGCAATGTAATATTCATTTATTACATTACAAGATATTTTTTCTTGGAAGGGTTGGGCGAAAGCTCAGCCCTTTTTTTTATTTATAGTCTATTTATGTTTAAAGGGAGAAGAGTGTGGCTTATAAAATGTCGAAGGGAAAGCGTAGTTTCGGGGATATCGAATTTGAAGATGACGCCCAAAGAAATACGCTAATTGATTTTGATGAGGATCAGATTGATCTACAAACTGGTGGTGCTGTACGTCTCCAAGTTAACAACAACGGAGTCTACATACCAGACTCTCCAACGAATGCAAGCTTGTTTGTTTCTGGTGGTATTCAATTAACACCGGGAAACCAAGAAGGTATTAGGTTCACGAACAAAGGTAATACTGCTTTAAATTTCATTTCTTTTCAAGAAGGAGCTGCAGCTTCATCTCAAGATGCTAGGTTGGGCTATAACTCTGAGGAGTATATCTTTATATCGCCCGGAAGAGGCGGAGACTTTTTTATCAATAGCGCAGAATCTAGCGGAGACTTTACTTACCCGTTCAGCATCATGGATGACGGAACAGCCAAGTTCACAAAAGGCCTAACTAGTGTGACTGATCGCGCATTAAGTTTAGATAGTAGCATCGCATTCTATGTGTCGGGTACAACAGACGGCAACAATGATGCAGTGTTCGATGGTAATGTGATCTTAAATGGAACAACTCTTCAAGGCTCTGCTCAGAGAGTCATGATCAGGGAAGTCTCTAGTTTCCCATATACTGTCGCTGATGATGATTATATCATAGCCGTTGCAGGGACAGGTTCTCCTAGGAGAATAGATCTACCTGCAAAAGCAAACCATCTCGGAAGAATATTAATAATCAAAGACGCGTCCTCAAACGCCAGTAGTAACAATATTGAGATCAATCCATATGGATCTGAAGACATTGACGACGCTGGCGACAAACTAGTAAACACTAATAAGGCGTCCTTAACAATTGTTTGTGGATCTGATCAATGGTACATCCTAGGAAATTATCCAGGATAATCAAGAAACATCCACTTTACTAATCTAAAAATATCGAAGGAATTTATTCTATATATATTATAAAAACAACCAGTACTAGCATATTGGTTGTTTTTGTAGTATTAGTTCAGAATGATTATATACCACTATTTATTATAAAATACATTTGTGAGGATAAAAAATGTCTGATAATTTAAATTATACTCATGGTTTATATCATGTTGGTAAATATCAATCCTACACTTACCAGTACATACTTTCTAGACTGTTGTTGGTATGTCGCAGCGAATCTTACACTGGATTATTGGGAGTAATATAATGGGATTTAATGATGGATTTTTCTTACCTTGTTCCGCCGTTGGTGGCGGTGGTTTAACCTTAACAAGTGCAGACTCAGCTGGTATAGCAAATGATGCATCAGTTAATATATCAGCACTTGGCGTAACCTCTGTTTCGTTTTTGATTCCAGCAGGCACTCCGATAGCAGACGGATCAACAAACACTAGCACAACCGACTCAACGCCCGACATGACAGGTGATACTACTCCGAGTGGTGATATATTGCAATCGTCAAGAAATGCCGCTTCTGTTGCTGGCGCACCATTTAACGATCAATTTGTCGGTGAGCTCGGATGGGCTTCAAATGGCGGCGTGCCTCAGTGGATAGGCTATGATTTCTCTGCAAATGGTGGAGTTGGATCAATATGTATTAACAAATTTGCAATAAATACGAGATTTAGCGCACCGTCAACTTATTTAGGGCCAAAGAATTTTGAATTGCACGCCTCAAATAGTTCTAATTTTTCCTCATTTGTTACGTTGGGAACTTGGACTAATATAGTTTGGGATCAAGAAGGCAAAAAGTATTTTACTGTTAATAATGGCACTTCTTATACCTGCTATAGGCTATACATCACGCTAAACAGTTCTGGAACAAATAGCCAAGTCTCACAATTAGAATTTATTGAGGCTGAGAGTACTGCTTCTGATGAATACGTAATTCAATCTCCTGACCCGGCTACAACCTATTCCAAAGTGACTCCTGCTGGTGCAGGAACAAAAACAATCGTCATAACAAATAAGTCTGGTGCGACAAAGTCTCTTAGAATACAATACGTCGAATAGTTTATTTAAAACAATCATCTTTACTTGACAAGTATATCGAATAGTGTTAAGTTAATAATAACAAGAGCCGAACATTCTTTTGCGTGTTTGGCTTTTATGTCATTAAAGGAGATGATAGGTGAACAATATAATAGAAGAAGCAGAGAAAGAAGGATATGAGTTCATATTCTTAGAACCAGAAGAAGATTTCGATAGTGCTATAAAAGAGTTTCTATCGACTGAGGGTAGATTAGTATACAATGTTTCCGAACTTCTTGACTGTCTTTCTCGGGCTCACAAGTGGAACTCGTTAGAATCTATTGAATGGTTCGATTACAACATTCTACCTTTAGCACAGATGAGAGGAGGTCCAGTATTCTATGATGTATGGGATAAAGAATATATCGGACTGAACAACGATTAAACTTATTAATTAAAAACGGAGAAATAATGAAAAACACATTAAAGAGAATTTGCCATATCAGCGATACTCACATACGTAATCTCAAATTTCATGAAGAGTACAGACATGTATTCAAGGAAATTTATGACTCATTAAAGCAGGAAAGCCCAGATTACATCGTACACACGGGAGATTTAGCTCATACAAAGACACAGTTATCACCTGAGTATTTTGAGGTTGCATCAAACTTCTTAAAGAGTTTGGCGGATATCGCTCCGACTATTCTAATTCTTGGGAACCATGATGGTAACCTAAAGAACTCAAACCGTCAGGATGCGATTACGCCGATCATTGAAGCTCTGAGCCATCCAAACATCAAGCTACTCAAGGAGTCGCAGGAATACACACCAGAGGAAGGCTTGACGTTCAATGTGTTGTCTGTGTTCGATAGGGATAACTGGAAGAAACCCACCAATCCTGAATCAATTAATATTGCACTATATCACGGAGCAATCGTGGGCAGTCTCGTTGCTACTGGTTTCTCTTTGGACCACGGTGAAGATGATATATCGATCTTCAGAGACTTTGATTACGCAATGCTTGGAGATATCCATAGAACACAGCACCTAGATGAGGCAAAGAGAATTTGGTATTCAGGCAGCACTGTTCAACAGAATCATGGAGAATATCGATTGAAAGGCTACTTGATGTGGAACATTCAAAGTAAAGACAAACACAGCGTGACTAAGCGATTATTTCAATCTCCTAGACCTTTCATCACAGTCAACGTAACGGAAGACGGCAAGCTACCAAACGTAGATGTTCCTCGTAACGCTAGACTTCGATTGATTTGCGAACAGAACATTCCAAGAGCAAGGCTAATCAGGCTCCAAGACTACGCCCAGGCTAAGTGGTCTCCATTATCTGTTTCGGTGGTCAATAAGTCATTGAAGTCTTCACCTGAGAATAGTCTCACTCGACCGGGAAGCATCAGAGATAAGGCTGTGTTCGAGAAGCACATGGAAGCTTTCTTAGAATCAAAGAAGGCCAGCAAAGAAGTCAGCGAAAGAGCTATGGAAATTGCAAGATCATATCATCAAGTTCATCTTGGGTTGGATACTTCTCGGAATGTTACTTGGAAATTGAAGAGTATGACTTGGGATTATCTTTTCAATTACGGAAAGGGAAACTCAATTGACTTTACAAAGCTCAATGGTCTTGTTGGTATTTTCGGAAAGAACTATTCTGGTAAGTCATCTATTATTGACTCTGCTCTCTTTGGATTATTTAATACGACATCCAAGGGCGAACGAAAGAATGTTCATGTGATCAATCAGAATCAAGAGTCGGCCAAATGCAACATCGAGTTTGAGATTGGAGATGATACTTATACAATAGCTCGGAACATTGAGCGTACCAAGGCGTCAGCTAAGACCGACTTAGACTTCTCTTTGATGTCTCTTGGTATCACACCAGAGTCTAAGAACGGAACTACTCGTAATGAGACAGACGCTAAGATTCAGAGTACAATCGGAACCTATGCTGATTTCACTATGACCTCACTATCAACTCAACACAACTCTATGGGTTTCATAAATGAAGGCTCAACAAAGAGAAAGTCAATCTTAGCAAAGTTCTTGGACCTAGAGATATTCGAAGAGATGAATAAGTCCGTTAAGAAAGAGTCGGCAGAGATGAGAGGTAGAATCAAACACTTGAACTCAATTGAGTGGGAGAAGAAGCTTAAAAGATCTGAATCAGAAATGGTAGAGATTGAATCAGAGATTGTATCGAAACAAGCTGAAACGGTAAAGCACAATGCTAGACTAGATGTACTCAAGGAAGAGCGGGATATTATCAACTCTCAAGTGATGGCTGCCTCCAAGAGAGACATTGATATAGACGATCTCAGAAGATGCCGCTTAAAGACCCAAGGTTGCCTCAAAAAAGCATTACAAGATAAAAGTGATATGGATAGGTCAATAATAGAGAAGGACATTCTCTTTGCATCTCTTTCGGACAAAGAGGAGACTTGTAAGTCATTGTCTTTAAATGCTGAGTTGAAACTGAAAGAACTTGAAAAGGTTAAGAAGGAACTTCTAGCAGCCAAGGAATCTCTACGTAGATTGAAAAACATCGAGTCGCATTTGCAGAAAGACATTGATACACTACACGACCACAAATACGATCCTGAGTGTAGCTTCTGCTCTGATAATAAGTTTGTGAAATCTGCCGAGGCAGCTAAGGTTGAAATTGTCTCAGTAAGATCAGAAATTGAGATCACTAGTTCGAGGTATGCTGAGATTCAGGCATCAATCCTTGAGTTTGGTGAAGGGTATTTGTTGAAAGAAGTTAAAGAGTACGATTCACTCTGCGATTCTAAGAATAGATTGAAACGAGACCTCCAAACCCTATCTGCTAAGTCAGAAAGTCTTGGGAGTAAAATTCTATTGTACCAACATAGGATTCCAAAGTTCGATGAAGATATATCATACTATGAAGAAAACCTTGACGCTTATGAGAATATCTCTTCTTTGAATAGAGACTTGTTTGCAATCAACAAAACTATATTATTAAAAGAGAAGGCTTGTGATAAATGCAACAAGGCTCTCTTGGAACTAATGTCGGAGAAAGGCTCAACTCGTAGAACGATATCAGACTCTAGGGAGGGTATTTTGAAAGTGAAAGAAGCTGAATGTGACTACATTGCATACGACCTCTTTGCTCAAGCGACCCACACAAACGGAATCTCTTATGGTATCATTAAATCTATGCTCTCTATTATCAACTCGGAGATATCTTCTATACTATCTTCAATCGTTGATTTCGAGATTATGATCGCTGATGATGGTGATAGCTTGGAGATCTACTTGAAGCACCCTAAGTTTGATCCTAGGCCCCTATCTATGGGTTCTGGAGCAGAGAAGACTCTCGCTTCAATGGCTATTCGTTTGGCCTTGATCTCAGTATCATCTTTACCTAAGTCAGACTTCTTCATTCTAGATGAGCCTGCAACCGCATTGGATGCAGATCATATGGATGGGTTCGTTAGATTATTGCAGATGGTGAAGTCTCATTTTAAGACTGTTCTTCTTATTACTCACTTGGAAAATCTTAAGGACGTTGTTGATACCTCAATAGATATAGGAAAGATCGATGGGTATGCTAAAATCTCAATTTGATTATTTTAAACTACTTATAGGTAACACTTTATAAGTAGGAGAAATGATATGAAAAAAGAAGATTTAGGCACTAAGTTAGACGAAGATGCTTTAAAAGCATTAAAAGATAGTCTATATTTAGAACGAAAAGACAAGGGCATGCTTGATGCTCTACAAGAGAAAATTATTTCTAGAAAGCTTTTCGTTCTTCTTTTAGCTACTATGCTATTAAATTACTCTGGTTTGGAATCGGATACTTGGGGCATGCTTGCGATGACCTACATCGGCGGCCAAGCTGCTGTTGACTTTGCTAAGGTTTGGCGAAGATAATGTTATCTTTTTTTAAGAGATATTGGAAATTGCTCCTTGGTGGCCTTACCACCTTGGGGCTTTTTGTAATTGGAGGACGACTTAAAAGTAGATCTATAAAAAAGAAGGTGGATGCAATGTCCGAGAATGAGATAGCTGTAAGAGACCTAGCCTCATCTAAGCTAGAGAGAGATATCCTATTGTCCGGAGAAGAGTTTTCAGTAACTCTAGCGAAACTATATAAAGAGAGCGGCGACACCAAGGAAGGCATCCTTCAAGGTATGGCGGTAAGAGAAGGTGAACTAAAAGAACAAGATGAAAATATTGATATCGTCTTATCTGATCTTGGTATCGAAAAGTTTGAAGGTGGGGAATGATACTGTTATTAATCTCGTTTGCGTTTGCTGAACCAGAATACCAGAACCTTAAGCAGGGAGAGGAGGCGGGCTTTGAAGGAAGACTTCTTAACGCTGATGCATTAGCTAAGATGATAGCTACCTACGAGTCCAAGGTTGAGATAGCAAAAGCTGACGCCACCTTGGAGTGTGAAGTATTAACAGCAAAAGCCCAATATGACTTTAACGTTATGAAAGCTAAGCACGACTCATTGGAGTTTAAGCACGAATCACTGATGGGCATCAAAGATGAACATATCAAATTATTAGAGTTAAGTAGCAAACCTGAGAGATCCATGTGGGCTTTCTTTGGAGGTTTTGTAGTGGGTACTGCTGCATCACTGACTACTTACTATACTGTTAAAAACATATAAATCGTAATCACGGGAGATTAAGTGAGTAAGGACCCAAACTATGCTGTAAAGCTAGAGAAGGCAATAGCCGATAGGTACGGACAAGAAACAATACAAAACCCAAAGGCTTCTTGGACCGAGCAGAACGAGAAAGATTACATCGAGGAACTAAAAAAAGACTACAGGCATGCCCAGAAGGATCAGCCCAAAGAAGAGGTCGAAGGAGTTTTAATTTCCAAAGAACTACTTAGTAAAGAAACTGAGCGATCCTGCCCTGTTTGTAGTACTTACTCTTTCAAATCCGTTGATGACCTGTACATGACGAAGTTTGAATGTTGTTTTGATTGCTACATCAAATTTGTCGAAGGACGACTGGAACGTTGGAATACTGGTTGGAGACCGAAACTATGAGTAAAGAAACATTAGAAATCATTCAAGGACTTTCCCAAGCCGCAGCAAATGCGTGGGATGGATCACATTTGGAAAACTACTCTTTGGATAGTCAAGTTCGAAATGTAGGACTCAATAGAGAGAACGGAGTTCCATTATTGGACAGTCGAGTAATCGATGGTTTCAAAATCAAGTTCTACGGAGACTCAATGATCATCAACTATCAATCTGACGTTATGATGCGAGACCTTAAAGATGGTGGATTTGAAAACGAAATCTCCCAAACCGTAAACGCAGTAAAGAAGTTTCTTCAAAAAGAATATAAGCTTATCACAGGCAAGACTATCTCATTGAAAGTTAAGGGAGACATCAAGATTAATGTTCAAACATTGTCTAGGGTTCGAACTTTTGTGCAAGCATACCAACACTATACAGTTGGGGGCCTTTCAATGGACCAGATTGGAGAACCATCAAAACCTTCTGAACGTGATGTAACTAAGAAGTGGTTGGATCAGGTCTCAAACAAAAGACCATCTAATGATACACGTAAGAAGAATGATAATCAGAAAAAGTAGAGTTAAATATGAAGCTCACAAAAAAAGAGATAATAGGTGAATTAGTAAAGTGCGGGAAGAATCCTCAATACTTTATTGATAACTATTGTATTATCTCTCACCCTCTCAAGGGACAGATTCCATTTAAGACTTTTGATTACCAAAAGGACTTGCTTGTAGACTTTAACGACTTCCGCTTCAACATCATCAACAAGGGACGACAGCTAGGTATTTCAACAATCTCTGCTGCATACATTGCTTGGTTTATGTTATTCCATAGAGAAAAGAACGTTCTCGTTATTGCTACAAAGTTATCTACAGCAACAAACCTTGTTAAGAAAGTGAAGATGATATTTAAGAATCTTCCTTCATTCATTCTTATCTCAAAGATTATAATAGACAACAGGCAATCATTTGAGCTTTCAAATGGCTCAATGGTTAAAGCGGCATCCACATCAGGCGATGCAGGTCGCTCAGAGGCCCTATCTCTTCTTGTTATAGATGAGGCTGCCCACGTTGAAGGTTTGGACGATCTATGGACAGGTTTGTATCCTACCCTATCTACTGGTGGTAGATGTATTGCACTGTCGACTCCAAATGGTGTTGGTAATTGGTTTCATAAAACATATTCTGAAGCCGAGATGGGCACAAATGCTTTTAAAGCTACTGAACTCATGTGGGACGTTCACCCGGAAAGAGATCAAGCTTGGTTCGATAAAGAGACAGCTAACATGTCTAAACGGGATATAGCTCAAGAATTAGAGTGCTCATTCAACTCTTCCGGAGAGACGGTCATAAACCCTGAGGATATGCAAAGAATAGGAAAGAACATATCCGATCCGAAGTATAAAACAGGATATGATAGGAACTTCTGGATATGGGAGAATTATATCGAGGGAGTACCTTATATACTATCTGCCGACGTTGCAAGGGGTGATGGAGCCGACTTTAGTTGCTTCCACATAATCAGGATAGATACTATGACTCAGGTAGCTGAGTATCAAGGTAAGCCTGATCTAGATATGTATTCTAGGATACTATTTGATGCTGGTATGGAATATGGATGTTGCTTACTTGTCGTTGAGAACATTGGTGTTGGTATTGCGGTAACTGAAAAGTTGAGAGATTTGGATTATAAAAAGATTTATTATTCAGCCAAGGGTACTCACAATTACGTAGAGAGTTATCTCGCAGAAGGCGACACATCCGTTGTAGCAGGCTTCACGACATCAACAAAGACTCGTCCACTAATTATAGCCAAAATGGAAGAGTACGTTAGAAACAAACTAATTACAGTGAACTCCACTAGAGTCTTTCAGGAAATGAAAACCTTTGTATGGTTTAATGGTAAGCCCCAAGCTATGCGTTCTTATAATGATGACCTTGTCCTATCTCTTGCGATAGCTTGTTGGGTTAGAGATACAGCTCTATCCGAAAACGAGAAGGACTTAGCATATAAGAAAGCCATGTTGGGGGGTATTTTTAAAAGTACCACATCGTTGAACACCACTATAAAGGGCCAGAAGAACTATAACGAAACGATACAAGAAAAACGTTTTGAGGAGACTGAAAAAGCAAAAGAATTTCTGTGGATCTACAAAGGATAGAAGATGGCTCGTAATGATAGAAACCCGAATAACAACCAAAATAAGTTATTCCAAACACTCACAAGGATCTTCTCTGGTCCGATCACTCAGAGAAGGACACAGACCGGAAGACAGTTAAGGCGAAGACATCTAGACAACTATGCTAAGAGGGTCACCTCAGCATCAGGGCAGCAGTTCAAGAAGACTGAATACAATCCAATGAATATCATGGCTCTTAATATGATTTCAAATAGGAATCGTTCTGAGCGTTATGTAGACTTTGATCAAATGGAATTTTGTCTTCATGGCGATACCAAGATTGCAGTCCCCGGAGGTTATAAAACTCTTAGAGAATTATCTGAAGAGTTTGGTCTAGATAGGGAATTTATTGTTTATTCATATGACCACTCCAAAGGAGAGCTTGTACCAGCAATGGGAAAGCAGGCCAGAAAGACAACAACTGACCATGCTTGGAGGGTTACTTTTGAGAATGGCCAAGAGTTAATCGGAACAGCGAACCATCGCTTGATGTCTAGAGATGGTTCTTATAAAAGAATCGACCAACTACTTGAAGGCGATTCAATGATGCCTTTCTATAGAAAAGATTTAGTTGGCTCTAAGGATGAAACTGGAAAAGGTTATCGATGGATTTATACTATGCACGAAGATGAAGGTCGTCGAGCTGGTTGGATTGCAGAGCACATCCTTATTGCTGAATGGGCATCAGGGCGAAGGCTTACAACAAACGAAGTAGTTCATCACATAAACTTCGACAAGAATGATAATACGCCAGAGAATCTAATTATGATGGATAGAGGCGATCATTTGAGTTATCACCAAAAGATTTTAAACGAACAAAGAAAAGACAACCCTGAGATGTGGAATGCAATCCACAAAAGACACTCAGAGTTTATGAAAGCAAACAATCCCGCAGCCCGTAAAGACATTACCTTTGAAAAAATACTTTCCTTGTGTGATCAATATGGGTTCAACCAAAAGAATATTTGCTCTATGCTTGATACTGATCCGTTGGTAATCAAGAGCCGATTGAACTCTAAGGGGTTCGCTAGTTTCACTAACTTTGCTAAGGCATATGATAGCGAATGGTCTAATCTGGGCCAAGATAATCGTGGAGATAAAAATCCTAGATTTGATAATACATTAGATTTCCAAATGATTTGCGATGCTTTCGAGAAAGGAATGAGCTCGAACAGACTAGCCGAAAAGCTTGACTCGACATACATGAAAATCAGCAACAGAATCAAGAAAGAAGGTTATAAAAACTATACAGACTTCTCGGAGAACTACAACAATCACAAGGTAGCTAAGATAGAATACTACGGACACATTGACCTATATGACCTCACAGTAGATGGTTACAAGAACTTTGCTACCGATACAGTAATTTCCCATAACACTCCAGAGATAGCTTCATCGTTAGATATTTATGCCGATGAGATGACTACACACTCCCTATTGACTCCAATACTTCATGTTAAGTGCCCCAATGATGAGATCAAGTATATCTTACACGAATTATACTATAGCATAATGAATATTGAACACAACCTATTTGGTTGGGCTAGAACGATGTGTAAGTATGGAGACATGTTCTTATATTTAGATATCGATGAAGAGAAAGGTTTGCAGACTTGTCTTGGACTTCCACCTCAAGAGATTGAAAGACTAGAAGGTGAAGATAAAACGAATCCCAATTACGTACAGTTTCAATGGAATAGTGCCGGATTGACCTTAGAGAACTGGCAAATGGCTCACTTCAGAATCTTAGGGAACGACCAACATGCTCCTTATGGGACGAGTGTCCTAGAACCATCTAGGCGTATCTGGAGACAATTGACTCTTTTGGAAGATGCTATGATGGCCTACCGAATCACACGATCTCCCGAGCGTAAAGTGTTCAAGATCGATGTTGGTGGTATTGCTCCACAAGACGTCGAAGGGTACATGCAGAAGGTGATGACTCAGATGAAGAGACACCAAGTTGTCGATCCATCAACGGGTCGAGTTGATCTTAGATACAATCCATTATCAGTTGAAGAAGACTATTACCTTCCTGTACGTGGAGGGCAGTCATCAACTGAGATCGTACCTCTTCCGGGTGGACAATTTACAGCACAGATTGAAGATGTAAAGTATCTACGAGACAAGCTGTTCTCGGCTTTGAAAGTACCACAATCATATCTCTCGATGGGAGAAGGTGGAACGGAAGATAAGACAACCTTAGCTCAAAAAGATATCAGGTTCGCAAGAACCATTCAAAGACTACAGAGAGTTATCCTCGCTGAGCTTGAGAAGATTGGTATCGTACATCTTTATACTCTAGGCTTTAGAGGCGATGATCTATTGGGATTCAAGTTGGCCTTAAACAACCCATCAAAGATAGCAGAACTACAAGAACTAGAACATTGGAAGACTAAGTTTGATATCGCATCAGCAGCAACAGAGTCCCTACTATCTCGTCGCTGGGTATCTGAAAATCTTCTTGGTTTAACACAAGATGAGTATCTACGTATGCAAAGAGAAATCTACACAGACAAGAAGTTCCTTGCATCTATCGAAGCTGCAGGGCAAGCCCCAGAAGAAGGAGGTCTTGGTGGCGGCGGTGGCGGCTTGGGTGATCTTGGAGGTATGGATGACTCTCTTGGCGATATTGGTGGAGATGACGAGGTAGAAACAGGCGAGCAACCAGAGGGCGACTTATTAGCCGAACCTCCCGCTAAGAGAAGCGATAACGCAAAACCTAGAGGTCCGTACAAGAAGCACAAACTTACTTACAATAAAGGTGGTCTCAAGAAGCAAATGCTTAATACAGCTAGCGGAGAGATTGGAACATCGAGAAAGACTTTTCCTGGAAAAGTTGGTTATGGTGGTTTAGACTCTCTTGCAAAAGGGGTCACTGAGTCATCTTCTAAAGAAGAAGTTACACTATTTAAAGCACAAGCAGGAATCAAAGCCCTGTTGGAATCTATGAGTAAG